GTAGTGGGTTTGGTTGGATCGCCGAATCCGAAAGCAGTATTGCCGGTGACATCACCAATGCCGAATAGCTTGTGATAGTTCACACCGGTGATAGCCGAAGTTGCCGCAGGAACGAATTTCATTTCGCTACGGATAGTTCCTTCTTTATGCTGTGTATATAGAAGTTCATTTTCCTCGAATAAAACTTTATTACTCATTTCGTTTTCTCCTTTCTAAGGGAGGGATTTACCCTCCCCCATTTTTAATACTAACCTGCGTATGCGTTACTTACGTGACCGAACCCAGGGTTGATTTGTGCTACACGATAACGCTCGAACATTGCCCAGTAGTAGTTCAAGGTATCGGATTCGTCCCACTTACTGGTCTTGCGAAGATCGCTTCTGCGTTGGAAGATGAAAGACGGAATAGATTCGTCAAGCAAATGCCAATAGTTCGCATTGATGTAAGTTCCTAAAATCGGTTTCAAAGCAGGAACGGTGTTTTTGGTGTTAGACAATTCCATTGCTCGAAGATTGCTTTCGAGAACGGATTTAATGGTAGCACCTTGATTAACGTGTGCCAAGATTGCAGTTGCTTTGGTTTTGAAAGGAACACCTGCATAGTTTTTAATGCTATGGAACATATTGCAACCAGTAATGACATTAGCAGGATTGATTGCACCAGCGGTCATAAGGTTGCTGTTCAAAGAAGCGGTTTTAGTGGTATCTAACGGGTGAGATGCAGAAGCATAGAACACACCATCAGCAGCGGTAGAAGTAAACACAGCATCAACGATAGCTGCGGCTTCCATTTCGCGTTTGGCAATCATAGCTTGCATAATTCCACCGACGTTAATTTTGTTGATAACACGTTCAACATCATCTTCGGTAGCTTCGAAAGATTCATAATAACCACGGTCATAGGTTTTATTAATGACAGTAGTCTGATACATTTGAGTTACTTGCTCGTAATGCAGACCAGCACCTTCGGCTTTTTCCTCGGCAGGAGATAAGTTACCGATGGAATCATACTTTTCCTCGTTTTTAGTAGAGGTTTTCGGTGTGGTAAAAGCCAAGTATTCCTGTTCCATTGGAACTTTTAGCACTTCGAGGAAGATTTCAGTAATTTTGTCGTCTAAATATCGTTGAAAATTCGCTCTCATTTTATATTCCTCCTCCTATACTAATCTGTGGGCTAAAGTAATAATGCCATCAACGGTTTTTGCAGTTGCATTTACTCCAACGCAGAAGAAAACTCCGTCTGTGGTATCGTCACTATTTACGGTGTGACCGTCTGATAAATCATACACATTTCCGATTGCAGGGGTAGCGGTTCCGGTATATTCTGCACGAATAACACGATTACCAAGTAATTCGAACTGACCTACATCGGCAGCATCATAATCTGCAAGAGCAATACCCACGAGGGTTGCATCGGAAGCAGCAGCGGTTGCATCAATAAGGGTAGCACTGGATAACATACCGATTTCGCCTTTGGCAATGCCGCCGGTTCCTACGGTTTGGTTAATAACGGTAGAGGGTTTTGCTTCAATAAAATACATTTAATATCATCCTTTCTTAATTTCCAAAATTTTAGCATAGTCACTTCTGGTTTTACCAGGGTTCTTTGATAGGTAGTATTTACACGCTGATTCATCTTCTTCAGAGAATTTTAACGATCCAGTAGATTTAGTTTCGCCCGGAACAGTCTGTTTCTCTTTAGCCTTTTTGCTGTTTAGCAGAACGTTTTGCTCTGCTTTAGTTTTGATTTCTTGTGTAGTTTCTACTCCGAGTTTTAACTTGCATAAATCTGCAAGAGTTATAGCACCTTTGGAAGATTCTACGATGTTGATAAACGAATCAAGATGTTCATTAATGCTCGGATATTTTTCGGCAAGTTTATCTACTTGACGTTCGTATTTAAGCATTTTAATATCTTGGTTTATCTGTTCACGCTCTTTTCGAGAAACAACTTTTTCCTCTACTTCATCGTCTGAAAAACCTTTTTCGACAAGCTGTTGCTTATATTTAGCGTATTTACTTTCACGCTCGCGTTCTTCTTCACGCTTTTTCATTGCGGCAATTTCATCTCGCAATGCTTTGTTAGCTTGTTTCTCGCGAATTATAGCAGCGGTCTTTTTGTCTTTTGGCGTTTTTACAGGTTCTTCTTCCTCTTCCTCAATATCAACCTCCTCGACTTCTTCAATTTCTTCTTCGACTTCGGGGGTTTCAATCTCTTCTGGTTCTACAACTAATTTTTTTTCTTCTGGCATAATCTGATTCCTCCCATTTTTAAGTCTGGCGACCATTAGTACGGTTTTAAAAGACGCCGCTTTATAATACGTTTAATGTCCGTACAGACTGGGTAACTAAGCTATTTTTTCGGTCTACCTCTACCGGCAACAGGTGGTTTAACAACAGGCGGTGTGGATTTAATTAGCGGTGCAGGTTGTGGCACGAATTCCGGCTCTCTTTCTACTTCTTTCACACCCATTCCCATTAACTCTGCACCTGCTTCTGTTAAGCTATCTTCTGTGTAACCAAGATTAACGATTTCGCTACGATCATTCAAAAGCATATAAATACCAAACTTAGTCTTTCTTGCTTCTTTTACATAGCCTCCATAGAAGTTATCTGGATAACCCATTGCTTTCAAATACACGGTTCCGATTGAATCTTGCATAGAAAACTGCTTTCCGTTTACTTCTAACTTACCAATTAGAATCATACTCATTCTCCTTTTCCTCCAATAAATTTTTCTATACCTCCATAAAGAATAACTTCGATTTTGAAAAGTGTTTTAGGATTCATTCCCAAGTCCTCAATCAAATATCTACGCAAGTCTTTGGTATCGTAAGTTGCACCGTGTAAATCACAGTAGCAGTTTACTCGCTTAATGGGTTGCCCTGTAACTTCGTCAATCTTAAAACTTGGGCCTTTAAACGATGGGTCCTCTACACCTACGCCAGGTCGATCGCAGATTTTGCAAACGGGCATATTTAGTGGGTTTATGCCACCTTTGTCAGAGTTGAAGAACGCTTCAACCACACGGTTATTGCTGAACATATGCGCCGCATATTTCGGGTAGTATTCCTTCAGTATATCCAACACCATCATATTTTTGCTATTTACCGTATCATCTAAAAACCATTGCTTATTCGTACTCATTTAATCACCTACCGGCTTATTAGACATCATACCGTTTGCACCTGCACCTTCGATGTATGGATTCTGTGCAGGTTGTGCAGCTAAATTAACATTCTGGTTTACCGAACCACCGTTAGCGGCTACACCACCTGGCGCAGCATTAGGAACTATCTGTGACATTGGCATACCCAATATATCTTCAACCATCTTCTGAACCTGCTGATAACTCAACAGAGAACGTGGCTGACCGGTCTGTTCGTCTGGTAGAACCAACTTAGATAACGACAATAGTATATTCAGCATACTCGCTTTGTTCGTTGGAATTCCCTCGCCAATACTTACTTCAATATCAAACGCGGCTTTTCTCTCCTGTGGCTTACCGTTTTCATCTTCTAACTGCATATACTTCGGTGCGGGTTTAAGCGGATTGTTCTTCTTCCATTGTTCTGCAAACGCTCTGTCAATCGGTATCATAGCAGGAACTTTCTTCAGATTTCGTGCATCAACCCATTCTGTTTCTTCTGATTCTTCGGTAATTCTAACTGCTTTACCTGCTGGCCAGAACTCCATCATCAATCCAAGCATATACATCGTTGCTTCTGCAATCGCTTCTGATACGTCACTACGCTTATCGTCAATTCCTGTGTTTCCTTGTTGAACCATAATGCCAGACTGTGTTGCTGTTAATTCTCTCGAAGGTGCTGAACCCATCATTAACTGTGAAAATCGCGTTATACGTTGAACTTCGCTCAATACAAGCGAGATTAACTGGAACACAACCTGATTTATTCCGGAACCTTGAACTGTGTGTATAGTCTGTTTTGGATCTCTTGCAAGAATAATATGTGACGGGTCACCATCCAACTGGTCGGGGTCAAGCTGTGCAGTAGGGTCTACATACCGTTCGGCCTGTGCAGAATATTTCGCAGCGTTTACGCACTCGTCAAGCAGATTGTTCAATAAATACTGTAATTTAATCAGTAATTTACCATCACCGAATCCGTGTAATTTCCCTTCAATCGGATATAAACCGAAGAATTTATAGGGATATTGATTTTCTACGTAACCATAAAATGGTTCTGAAGGGTCTGATTCTTTAAGCATAACACCACATAACGAAATTTCTAATCTCTGTAGATTGCCTTCTTTATTGTTTCTTGTCCACACGTGCAATTTCGTGAAGCTATCTTCATCATCTACAGATTCTTCTGTTTCAAAATTACTATCGGTGTTTCCCAAACTAACAACAGATGCAATTTCGTCACCGTATTCTTTACGTGCTGACATAATCGAAAACGAACCGATTTCTTCTATGATGTATTCTGCTCTCTCAACGTCGTGTATGCTTTTAATCTTACCATCAACGAAAACCTTGTCAATCTGTGGTGTTCGCCAATCTGGTAATCCGAATCCGTCTAAAGCATCTGGATTCCAACCTAAAGCAAAACATCCTGTACCGTATTTTAAATATCTGCGTACTCCCTGTTTTACTTTGCTCTTAATACGTATGTTCCTATAAGCGAAATCTACGAGTATCTGACCTGCTCTTGCGAACTTCTGGTCAGAGAATCCTTCTCCTTTAACCGATGCAGAAATATTCTTATCGCCCATTGCAGCTACCTGACCTTCGATAACGGGCAATATAATCGGATTGAAACTGTTAGGATCGTTTTCGTTTTTCTTATCGCGTTCACAACGATACAGTTTATCAATCTCTTCCCAAACAGCCAAATCCTTCTGCATTTCTGCTTTTAGGTTTATATATTTCGTTACATAGAAATCTGCCCGTTCCTGTTGCTCTTTCGTGTTTACGCTATCACGACCTACCGCAAACGCTGAATCTTGCTTGTATTTCTTCTCAAACACCTACATCACTCCTTTGAAACGGGCTTTCTTTGGTTATAATTGTATAATCCATCTTTGGTTTTAAAAACATCCGAACTATTATTGGTTTCTTTCGTGTTAATGTTCGACATTCGGTCTATGGATTCCTTCAAGTTTTCTACCGCGACTGTTAATAATTTTATAGCTTCAACGATTTCTTTAAACATACGTTCACCTCTCCCACGATTTTTTCATCGTTTTCATAATCTGTTTTACTTCGTATGGCTTATATCCTTTATCTTTTAACTCTTCTTCGGTATAATAACCAACCGGTGGCGGTTTCTTACCTGGTCTAACAGTTAATAACTTCATATACGTCGCAAGTCCTGTTGTTCCATCTGGTGCATCATCGTGACGGTTCTTACCCATTCTGACATACGACGTTAGCCATCTCATATAAACATCGTAATCACTGCCAACAGCATAGTCACTTCTGAAATAAAAATATTTCTTAATATACCCTGCACCCATTAATATTCTGGTTTCTTTATTAGATTCTTCTGATTCGAATACAACATTACAAAACGATTTACCTTTAATTAACTTCTCTACGTTACGTGCAAAACTCTTACCACCCGCATTAGATTCAACCTTCATAATCTCACATTCACTATCAATTATCTGCTGTGCAACCATCGATTCGGTAACTTCTATCGGTTCCTGCGTGAACACAACATCGGTGACATACGTATAATCGCCAATCTTCTTTCCAATC